CGCCGCCGCCATTGAAATAATCGCCGGACACATAAATATTACCGAATTCGTCAATGATTATGGCGTATGTACGGCCTAAATCAACGTCTATAGTAATGGACTGCAACGGCTCTCCTGTGCTGCTGTATTTCCAGAGATTTATATCGCCAACGGTATTGCCTGTCACATAGATATTACCGGAAGAATCAATCGCTACTTTGTAAGTATAGGCGCCCGTAGTATCAGCAGACCAACCGGAAGAACCGTCACTATTAAACTGCCGGATATTTTTATTGTTATAGCGTTTGCAGGCGACATAGACCTTGCCTGATGAATCAATCGCTATGCCATTTGCATCCTCATCTACTGTCCCTCCCGGTGCCGTATCAGCCTTCCATTGCAATATTCCAGAGCTGTTTAATTTCCAAACATTTCCCCACGTTCCCCCGACCTGGACACGGACTCCCGCTATATAGACATTGCCTGAAGAATCAACGGCAACATCGCGAGGAACGCTCATCGTGTTATAACCCCAGACTTTTTCTTCAGCCGCCGAAATGCCTTTAACTTTCCAGACTGTTTTTTTGTTTCTATCACAATAGCCGGCCAGATAAACATAGCCATCAGAATCGACTTTAATATCAAATAAATATGAGCTGAATGTGTTGTAAGTCCAGATGACTGCTCCTGAACTATTCAGGGCCCAGGCGTTTGCACTCGCAGGAATATCAGGGTCTCCGGCAATATAGATATTGCCGGAAGAATCAATATCTATACTATAAAGATGAGTGCCCGCCAGGAAGGAATTAGCAACGTTCCCATTCGAGGTATAACGCTTCCAGATATTTTTATTTCCTATCGTACTTCCACAGAAATAAGCATAGCTACCGGATACTGCCACATCCCGCGGGCTTATACCGATGTCTTTTGCCCATCGCAGATTTAAGCCGCTATCAAAGCTCCATATACTTTTATACACTCCTCCGATATTATTATTACGCTCTCCCGTCACATAGATATTATCATCTACATCAACAACTATTCGGAAAGTGTTACCGCCGGTATCTATAGAATCCTGAAATACCAAATTGCTGTTATATTTCCAGACGCTTTTGGAGCCGACACGCACTCCTGTTACATAGACATTGCCATTACTATCGACAGCTATGCCGCTGCTGTACGCCCCCGTGCCTTGTCCTGTTGACCAGAGAAGATTCCAGTCGCGGTCATATACCCAGATAGTCTTGGCTTCGCTGTTTCTTTTTCCCGCCACATAGATATTGCCATTTCCATCAACGACAATATCGTATGTATCTTCGGCGGTTGAAACGTTCTTATTCAATGCCCCGTAATTGTTTAACTCCCAGGCACTTCTCGAACCTATGGCGGCCAGGACTTTTTTTGTTGAGGGGTCTATTAACACCTTTTTTGTTGTTGGGTCTATTAATATTTTCATAAGTTATTAGGCTCCATGATTTATGGTGGTATTGAAAACTGTATCAAACCACCATTTACCTTGCTCATTATGAGCCGTTAGCCATTGGCTATTTGCTATTCGTGGTTCAGCAGCGCTTAAGGCGGCGCCATAGCAAATCCGAGCATAAACTTCGATATGATAGCCCAGCTCACTCTCTGCGGCTTCTACACCGTTATTTAGCAGCAAATTAGAGGTAATATGGTCGAAATCTCCCGCTTCCTCTGTTGCCCTGACCTGGCGGACGGAATTAACTAACGGCATTCCAACCCATCGCTTATTGCCTTCGTCATCGGTCATTTTCCAGGCTGTTATCCTGTCATATAACCCGAGCATCGGCGTATAATCTGCGACAGAGTCGGTCTCCAACAGGTTCAGGACTTCAACGCCTATCGTATCTTTATCATCTAATTTATCATCGCCATCAGTATCTTCCCATTCATCGGCCTTTAGCGTTTGTTCATAGCAATAATAAGCTCCATAACTGGTGGCTGCTGAATCGCCGGCAATGGTGGCCACATCTGATTCTGTACCGACTTTTAAGTTCTCCTCCTCGAAGGTCCCTGCCTGGTTTCCCATTATGAAATAGCCGGCAACATTCTCTGCAGTCCATGCCCCGCTCGTTATAATTACTCTTGAAATGACTGCCGTCGCCGCAGAAGTTTCTCCTATAATGGTATCTCCTGTTTTTACTTCGTAAGGCCCGCCGTTGGTAAAATCGAGTTTTTTCAAAATAGACTGGGCTTCGAAGATTTTTACATCTACTGCCTCGCTCGTACCTCTTGATGTGCCGCTGACAGCCCTTCGCCGCTGTGGTATTGGCTGCTTGTTTTTATTTTGGTCCCACCATCGAAGCATTGCTTGAAGGCGGGCCTCTCCTCTTCTGGATAATACGAATTGCTCCATATTTCAAACTCAAAACTGATTTACGGTTTTGCCGCCATTAGAACAACCGGGTTGTCCGAATCGATATTATTTGTGATGGTTACCACGCCGGGGTCATATTTGAGCGTGCCTGTCGCATCGAGCTTGAGCGTTGTCACCGTCCTTGCCGCCGCCGCACGCAGAAAATCTGCTATCCCGCCCGTGATATTTAACGTAGTAATCGTCCCTGTCGAATTGCTGTAAATTGTAGTCCCCTTAGCATTGACGGTCGTTATTGCCCCGCTTCCGGTGGTTGTCAGCCATCCCGCGTATGCGTTTACTGTCGTTGCTGCACAGCCGAGGTATGTCTGGCCGCCTTTCAGGTCCAGCGTTATCAATGTTACCCCTGAACCGATAAAAACATCCGCATCATTACCGATTTGGCTAACATAGCTTGTGATGACTTTGCCAAGTGTTGAAGTCTCTCCCGTTTGATATGCCAAACCGACTGAGCCTTTGCGGACTTCGAGGGTTGTGCTTGCATGGTTGGTAAGTAACCGTATTGCCGGCAGTCCTGAATCGTAAGATGTGCCGGAATTGTAAACTATGATAGTCGATTGTGCCGTGCCAAGGTCAAGTTTTATCCTGCCGGAGCCGCTCGTCGTTCCCGTCCCGTAGTATTGGCCGATTTCGACCGTTGTTGCATTGATGTCTAAATATTCATCCGAATCGCCTATATATCCTGTATATGAATTTTCTATATACAGCCCTGATAAATTGATTGAGTTCTGGTCGAATCCGCTTGTTACATTCTGTGATGAATTTAAGAAATATACAGAGTCGTTATCATCAACAACGCCGCATGGATCCCAATTGGCTGGATACCCAAATTCGCCTTCGTTGCCATCCGCCGTGCCTACCCAAACCTTATTTGCATATTCTCCGCTCGCCTGGCTGACCATTAAACATGTTAATAAAATCCCGATAAATACTTTCGTTTTCATTTTCAATTCCTTTCTTGCCGCGGCGTAGCTTTTAGCGAAGCCGGGTCGTCTATGTCTGTTAACGTCTTCTATAATCCCAAATTCGTAAAAGGCAGGGATGGATAAATATCACGTTCGATAAAGTATGCTATTCCGTCATTTACCTCAGTTTCACTTACTACATATCCGCTAAGATCGAGCGGCCAGGGTTCCGCAACGGGAGTTCCATCTTTTTTATCCGCTTCGTAATACCCCGGCTCTCCGATGCCTATTCCATCTATGTGTACTATTGGTTCATATTTACTGTGGACAGGGTTCCAGAACCTTCTGCCTTCGGCAAACAATTTTAATTTCCACCCGATTTTTCGCATCTGGAATTCATAATTTACCCGGAAGCAAATCAGGTTTGCAACTACCACGAGTCTCGTGCTATAATTTTTACATCGTACAAACCCCGGGGGAAAGCCATAAAACTCATCGATATTTAACGAATCCTTATAATTGCCTGCCTGTACCTGATTATAACTGGATTCATAACGGCTGATTCGTAATACCTGGTCTGATATTTCTTTCATAGGTGGCGGGTCATATCGTTCTTTGGCCGGATTTAAAATTGGCTTGCCCTCTATATCACGGTCAATCGGCAGGGTATATTCTGCGAATGTCCATTCGTACTCCCATGGCTGGTCTAACGGGGATGTAAACGGGTCAGATTGCTCATCGCTTCCCCTTTGTGGTGATGTCGTATAAAATACCTCGACCTCATAATAGGTTGGACCTATATATTTGGGCCGTCTGTTCCTGACAAATAACCAGTTTTTATGCGGATGCACCTCCCGCAAATGTGGTATTCCATTCGCTTCCATGGCCAGAAAAGGCCTTTTGAAGGGGTCATCGTCGGTATCGAATGTAACGGTAAATCTTCGGATTGCGTCTGCCTCTTCGATACCAGCGCTTGCTTCTAATGCCGTTCCATCTTCCAATACGCTCGTAACTGCCATTTTTTCCGCCTTCTACCTTCGTCCTTTGTATTTCTAATTTTTTATCCCAGATCCACTGCCCTCAAAGGTGTCCCCTGTTGTACCTTGCGATTTAATTCTTCTGCGTATTTAAGTAATTTTTCCTGATACATTATGAATTTTCTCTGTATGGTCGTTTGTTCTTTGGCATAGTTTACAAGCTGCTGCTGATAGTCCATGTGTCCACCGGGAAACATTGTCAGAAGCCCCGCCTCTCGCGGCGCCAAACCCGGTCGTTTTATTGTGGAGACGGCTCTTTGAATAGAATCTTTGAGCATATCAAAAATAGTAGGAGCACCGGTTTCACCGGCAGCAACGGCAGTGCCTTTGCCTGGCGGCATACCAAGTGCTTCAAGTCTTTTTGCAAGTTTCACCTGGGATTTCTCATATGTCTTGCGCATATCAGCGGGCATATCCTTCAAAATTTCCGCAAAAGTCTCTTGGAAAGAATCAGTTACAACACTAAGAGTTTCTCCGAGAATACTTTTGGTTTGTTGTTTAAGAAATTCAGCGCTGACTTCTTTATATTTTTCCTTATAAAAAGGTCTTTCTTTCAAAGGTATTGCTTCATAAGCCGCTACTTCTGCCGCAGTCATAGGCCCTAATGTTCGTTCTTTCCAATATCTTTGTTCAGTTAATTTATCAATTTGAGCTTCTTTCCCTCCAAATATTCCTATTTTTACACCCTTCCATATCCCTCTTCCTCCGGCGATAGCCAACATAACCGCGGAATCAAAAGTGGTCTTGAGCAATTTAAGAAATGAGTCAAATACAAAGCTTATGCCGGTTCGCCAATCTTCCTTCATAAAATTAATGAAATCGAAAAATACATCTTTTACAAAGGTTACATAGGAATAGGTTTTATTCGCCCAGTAGGATATACTTGCTTCGTTTTCCTCTGCCCATTTTGTGATTGCTGTCGAAGATTTAGCGATAGCCGGCAAAAGCGGTCGACCAATCGCTTCGGCAATATCGCCTAATTTATTTTTCATCTGCTTTAGAGCGCCGCCTGCGGATTCAGTCTTTGATTTCGCTACATCCCAGCCTCTTGCCAAGGCATCCTGTAAAATTTTATGCCTTTCCTCCTCGGTTTTTGCCTTTCGAAGCTCTCCCACATAACTTTCCAGCGAGCTGCCCGTTCCTCGAATGGCATCGATATAATAACGCATAAAAATTTCAGGCTTACCACGCCCACCGCCAAATCCTTCATATAATGCAATGGCCGCCTTAGCCGCCTCGGCTGCCTTATCAGCCGCCACACCCTGACTCATTGCTATTCGCATCAAAGTTAATACATATTCATCACCATACACGGTTGCCGCCTGTATCTCAGCCGCCTGTTTCTTCATTTTTTGAATAAGCTCCTCACTGTATTCGCCGGCCATTTTTAGTGCACTTGCCAGCTCAATCTCTGCCGCCTCCTGTTTTATAGCAGCGTAAGTACAATAAGAAAATGCAGCTGCTAAACCCATTACGGCATATTTGGCGGCTCGAAATGCTGCGGCAAAGGCGGTTTTCATCATATTCCCGACGCCCTTCAGGGTCTTGCCCATAATTGTGGCGCTGGCACCAACAATGCTAAACTTCTTCGAGGCCTGGTCTCTGGCTTTAATCAAAATATCTACGCTTTGTGCCATTATTCTATCCGTTCATAGTTAGAAGATTTTCAATTTATTCTTCCAGAAATTCTGTTCTGCCCAGATAAACCTGCATGCCTCTATAAAGTTCTGTGCCTGGTCCAGTTGGCATGTGCCTACAACGGGCAGGCCCTTTTTGTAAAGTTCTGCACTTTTAATCACCTGCCATACATCGCTCGTTATATAATCCAGAGGGCATTCGGTTATCCTCAAATTGCCGATATAGTTACAAGCGCTACATCCCGATCCATCGCATTCTTTACAATCGAACATTAACGGTGTTTTTTGTGTCGGTTTATGTTTACATTTCTCTTGGCCTTTGCAGTTTTTGCAGAGGCTGAGCTGTCCATATTGTATTCTAACGGCAAGGTGAATTTTTTTTTATCGTCGATATTCGGCCGCTGTGAAATTGCCGCCTGCATCAATTCCGTAGCTTCCTGCAGAGTAACCATCGATTGCAGTTTCGCCAAATCAAACGGTATTTTTTTGCCGTCCGGCATAATCATCTTTTCCCAGCCAACCATAATTTTTTCAATTACTTCAAACGCCAGATTAAGCATTTTCTCTGTATTGGACAGTTGGTCAAACTTATCACTCAATTTTGTTATCTGCTGCCACTCTGTCGCGCTGAGATACCGGAAAATAAATACAGGCCGCTCCTCTTCTGGTAAATATGTGTCCGTACTAAGCACTATTTTATATGTTGCGTTTGGATTCGTTGCTAACGGCATCTTCTTTCTCCTTTTTACCTTCTGACTTCTGACTTCTGACTTTTATTGATTCCAGATATTGTTTTTGCGTATCGGGCATCAGCGAGTTCCATAGCGTCATAATCTGCTCATCGGTGGCCGTTTCATGCCCACCTCGATTTTTCATTATCGCCTTTCGAATCATTTCTTTGCTTGTTTCCATATCAAATTCCTTTTAGCTTTTGCGTTCTGAGTTCTGCGGTCTGCGGCTTATTCGCTACGCAGCACACAACACGCACTACGCTCCACGCATTACGCAGCACGAATCACGCCGCCGCAAAGGTAATACTCACATTGTCATCGCCTGAATCTTTATTGCATTGTCCAGTTATATCGAATGTTGCCTGCCCTTCACGGTCTCCCTGGCCAATCCCGGTATACTGGAATTTCGGAATGGCGAATGTGGCCTTATCAGTTGCTGATTTTGCCATTATCTCAATGGACACTTCCGTGCCGGCCAGTTTCTTACCATAATGGTCGTCTGTAGCCACCAGTTCCGATTCGAGATCGCAGGAGAAAATCGGCTCAAAATTGGTTATCATCGCATGGGCTATTCCGCCAGCTGCATTTGCATCAGATCTTAAAATAACAATATTGCCCATATTCAGGGTAAATTTGCTGATTTTCTTGGCTACTGTTGCTATCTTAAATGTTCCACCGGCGAAGATTAACGGTTTTGCCGTTCCGTAAGATGGTGTCGGCAGATCCACATCCGTAGGCGGGCTCCAGATACCCGGCATATCGTAATTACACATTATCTTTTTGCCGACTTCTCCCTCGAAGGTAACATTGCCCATCACGCCGTAAATTAATTTTTCCATTCCATCAATAAATCCGAACATGGTACAGGTCTTGTGATTTGCCTCTGTGCTTGTGACCTGATAGACTTCGTCGGTCTTTGCCAGCCCGCAGCATTGCAGCAGTATTGCCAATCCCGCATCACAACCGCCGGAGGCATTTCCCCGTAGCTCAACCTCTCCTGTAAACACTCCGGTCTTTTCTAAGATGACCCCCGCCACGGCCGGTCCGAGAAATTGGCCGGGCGCCGGTCTCTTGTCGAACGGGCTTGTATCATCAATTTTCGGCTCGTAGCACAAAATGTCGGTAAAGCCCATTGATTCCGCCGTGCCTTTTTCCGCTTCAATTTTCGCCTGTATTACTTGTTTTTGACTCAGCATCGTAATTCTCCTTTATTTATTCATCGATTCACGCAGGACGCAGCCCGCGCTACGCACTATGAACTATAAACTATAAACTATTCACTTCTTTACGTTCCCGTATATGGGTCTCCTAAAACGGTCCGGTATTCGACCTCGACGGGAATATCTATTCCGGTAAATTCGCCGTCATCGAAGTGGTCCGGGCCTTCAACCTTGGTATTAAGGGCATTATTATCACGTTGAATATCTTCATTTAATTTTTTGTTCACGTCCGCCCATACCTGGTTTTCTCTTGTCTCTATGGATTGTGCTGCTTTGTCGCTGTCTATAACAAATACTCGTATTATAAATTTTTGGAGCCATTGTTCCGTACCGCAGGCAGCTGGTTCAACCCTTGTGGGCTCATCTATTTTTATTACTGTGATTAAATCCTCCGGCGCCACATCGCTAAAATCATCTCTGCGGGTTCTTTGGGCTGCAAATGTCTGATTAAAACCGTTGGCCACTGTTATGGCGTTCATGGCCGCTTCGATATCAACCGCTATCTTTTCTCTTACAGGTGTTGACATTTTCTATCCCGCTTTTTTCGCTCCCGTCTTCCACTTGCCGAGGGCCAGCTTAATCTGGCTATCGACATTACGTTTCAATCGTTGCTTTGCCTCTCTTTTTACCTGCCCTTTAATTCCCCTAAAATGCACCCTCATCAATCGTCTGAGCTGGTCTGCAATCGGAATTCTTGCCGCTCCCAGCCGTTTGAAAATACTGACTTTCCCGCTCTTCATCCGGGCTACAAAGGATGGCTGCTTTGACTCCACCGCCTCCTGACCTTTGAACCTTTTAATCCAGATACTCGCCCTCCAGACCTTGTACGTCGCTTTCTGGGTTTTTATGTTCTTTTTTATATCTTTAATCTTAAATTTCGTGGAGGGTACTTTTTTATAATAGCCGAGTGTATGTTTACCTGCCTTTCTCTGACTCGCCCTGACGGCTTTCATTTCTGCATTTACCGGCTTGATTAGCTGCCGTACCATATAAGTCCTTACGGGTGTTACTGTTTTGTTGATGCTGCGGCTTATCACCTTCGGCATTGCCTTCGGCACATTCTGCAGCAACCGCTGAACATTTCGCATATCGACTTTTATGTCAATTATTGGTGTCGACATTAAAATACTACTTAATCTCTAAAGCCATCATTCCCGCATCCTGGCTTAATATTTCTTTAATTGGCCTGTCCATGGGCACATCGCCTATATTTACGGCTAATTCGACCATGTCCCCACCCATGTTAAGCTCGCTGCTGCTTATCCCTTCTACCGGGTCATTCATTACTCCTATAGATTTAACCTCTGTTTGAATCCCATATCCCAAATCCTCAGGTGGTTCGTAGTTTAATATTGCCAGTATGGCCCTGCTGCCGCCGCCTTTCGGCTTGTATTTAATCGGCACACCGAACTCCGTTAGAAATTCATGTGCGGTGGCCTTGATTAATTCATCGAACGTGTTTGCCGCCGCTGCCGCAAGCGTCACAGTAACAGCTGTTGATGGCAGCGATGCCACATCATCTTTTATACTGTAGACTACGAAAACATAAGGCACGTTATTGGCCAGTCCCGACACTGTCAGCTCACCATCTCCGCTCCTGCTGCCGCCGTCCTGCCAATTAGAATCACTTGGGGCCTTGTATTTCAGATAATTCATAACGCCGCTATCGCCTGTGATTGTGGCCACAGCTGAATTTGTCCCTACAACAACGCCCAGTATCGGCGTAGTCGGTCTTTCCCCGCCAGCTCCGCCAGCTTCAGTTATTATTACCCCGCCGGTCGCCAAAGATATTTTATCCCCGACTGATGTCATGGTACAGTTACCTTTTTTAAGTCAGCTATATTCACATCCATTACAGGTGTTGAGCAATCCTCAGCATCCAGAATATCATAAACATTCGGGTCGCCGGATTCCTGCCAGTTGCCGGCCATCCAGGTGATCATTAATTTTACGATTTTCCCGAATGGCCACGTCCCCCCTTCTGTAAGGCCTGTCTTATTAAATACCGCATCCCTGTTCTCCGCCGCCGTCGGCACTTCATTTATATCCTCAACCAGTCCTGCCCAGCCGTCCTGCAATTCGTTGGTGTCGGTAGTGATTGCCACTCGGTCAGTATAAGCCGTATAATTTGTTATCTCCGCGGAGCCGTCCCAATTGAATTCATCCGCACCAACGAGCAAATCATCGGTAACATTCGGCTCCGCTCCTTCCCATTTATAGACTGTCAGGGGATATATTCCGGCACCGGTTATCCCCGCAGGGAAGGATGCCTTGTAGAAATCTTTATAACTAAAGCTCAGGTCAAGTGCATAGTTCGGCTCATTTGCGTCCGCCCACGTGGCCCAGGTGATATTAACAACATCCCAGACATTGGCATCGGTAGCTCTGCCTATAATACAATAGATGTTCGGGTCATCGGTGGAAGGGTAAGAAAATTGAATCTCGTTGGCAGCCCAAAGCGATCCAACTAAAAATAAAATAAAAATGTAAATATGTAAAAATGTAAATATCTTTTTCATTTTATTATCGAGCCATTTTTTTTTACTCGTTTGCATTCGCTTGTAACATTTGGAAATTATTCCCATCATAGATTGCCATCACCATACTTCCCGATTCAATGTAATTATTTGGCAAATCTTGGTCATGATACGCTTTCAACGATTTAGCTCCCAAGCCGTTTACATTTATCGTACAAGCACCCGTGTTGGGAGTGTTAGCACTGAATATTATCGTCATTCCAGTAATGTAGGCCGTGGGTGCTGGACTTAAAGTGATGACATAAGTATCATTTACTTGTGCATCAGCAGCAAAATTAAAGGTTCTCGTAACGTCGAGTCCTCGGAGAAGTTCTAATGTAGACTCATAAAACAGTTTCTTTTCTACCGGATATTTGTCATCATCAAGAAAAGTGATATCCGAATAGACGTTGGAGTGTATTTTAGGCAGCCTGCAATTTTTTATATCTATAGGAAAAGTTTCTGTTCCTCCCGATAAATCCCACAGGATATCATCTCCTGTGCAATCTTCAAGGTAAGCATAAGCCGTAATATCAGCAGGGGGAGAAACGTTATCAAAATAATATGTTGCATGTCCCCGGTCTGTAACGGTCTTCTGAGAATGATAAGAAAAACATCCAAGTAATACCGAATAACAGCCATTCACATGGGCAAAAACCGGTCCCTTACAATCATTCCCCGTACAGTTCACATAGAGACCACAAGCTCCATCGTGAGATGTAAAGGCATTATTTGCATTTGTTGAATTTTGAAGCCCATTATTATAAGCAGAACAATTAAAATATAATGAATAGCACTCCCTTACAGATTCAGGATGATTTGCTGCCCAATCTATATAATGGGTATTAAATCCATCCTCAGAATTGTATGCGGCGACACAATTATACATTTGAACAATTTTGATGTCGCTTATTTGAGTTCCATTCATTCCGCTGTAAGTTAAATCAGGGTCTGCATAGCAAAAAGCACAATTATAAGCAACAACCTTATTGGTCGTATAGTCATTCGTTTGATTTCCAATATAAATACATGGCTCCTTGGAACCTCCGAGAAAATAAATATTACGAAAGAATAATTCTGCAGAACTACCAAGATTTGCATGGAAAAGGCTTAGTCTCAAGCATACAAGATGCGTGTGATATATAGGGGTTGTCCCTGCAAGTGTATGAACATAGACTGTCGTTCCATCCGTGTACCAGCTACCAGGATTGGCTTCCACCAAGTCGATAGAGGATAATTTCGTATAATTTGATTTTGGTATACCATAACAATCTTTCGCTTGTAATAATGAAAGGTCGAGAACCTGACAAACGGCGCTTCTCGTTGCTTGATATGTGTATGTTTTGCCATCAGCAAGAGACCACAAAAGTCCAGCCTCCTCTGTAGAAGCAAAAATTATTCTTTGCATATCGTCAGGAGATATATAGATTCGTTTGCCTGTAATATCAGGTGAAGTGGTGGGGTTCATTATGTTGCGATTACATATCTGGTCTACCCCATTTGTTACGATTTTAATCCAAATTGCGGTATCCTCTGATTCATTTGCATCTGCTATGGCTTTTTTGACTGACAGGTAAGGACTTTCTGAAGAACCATCCCCATTATCTGAACCATTTTCCACATCTACATAGATTGTTTTTGTGATATTCCACGTTGCAATATAAGCATTAGGGTCAAAATCCGTGATGTAGGTCCCATCGGCCAACTTATAAAATTCTATTCCTGTTGATGGAAAAGCGACAGGAATATCAACTGGAATAATCATATTACTGGTAAGAGTAAGTCCCTCAAACTTTGGTGTTGAATTTGTATCTGTTTTTTGGTTTTGTCCGTCAAGATAATAAAATTCATTGCCATCGAGAATATTGGAATCTATAATAAAAGCAGGAGCTTTCAATGTCCCCGAAGTTTCATCATCCCCGTTATTTATCAAATAATCCGAATGTGCCTGATTGTTGTTCTGCGAATGGGAATAAGCTTCATTTATATCAGACACTGAAAGATAAATTGTCCTGTCCGTTAAGTTGCCGTCAGGGATTATTAAATTCCGCTCGAACCAGCCGTCTCTGAAATGATAGCCTATTCCATCGAGGTCTATAACTTGATAATATGGGGGGCCAAACTTAAAAACGCCAGGTCCACTTGCTTGTAACGAAACATATCCCCAGGTATCGCAGGCATCTTTAACTCCCCAGTGCATATAATTATATGGCGATACACCCTTGTAAAAATGAACTTGTGTTTCTTCGAATTTTACAGTATCATCCTCTCCCAGCCCCAGGGTGTTTCTTTGCCCTGTCGCATTAACATCATCAACCAAGTCCCTGCCGGCAGCGGAAAAGTCGGCATTTGCCGCAGTGCCGCTGCCTGTAAAATACGGCAGCTTATCAGCCGCCGAGGTCAGTCCTGCAATGGCCTCGATTTCGGCATCAATGTCCTGCAGATTTGACCATTCCATAACTCTCGGCTGCACTAACATCCCGGCACAGCAGGAAAAAACTATACCCAGCAAAAAACCAAAAGCAATTTTTCTCATAGCATCATCTTTCATTTTGCAAGCCCACTGACTTTAATTGCCAATGCCGCATAAGTTATAGTACAGCCTAATAAGAATGTTAGCAGTGATATAACCGCAGTGGCCCACACGGGCGGTCGATTACGAAGTTTGTCTATTGCCGACCATTGTTTTTCATTTTCATCCTTTAAGGTCTTTATGTCAGAAGATATACCACTATGAGCTTGACAAATCTCTTCTTTCATAATCCTTCTCAAATCTTAAATTTATTGATAACAGGCCAGCCCCCTCTGCAAGCAAGTTGAGGGGGCTGCAAGCCACTTCAAAACCATGCGGATAATATGCTACGTTTCGATTCGCATTAGGTGAGCGAAATGTGAGTCGAAGATTTTCTCTTCACTGAACTGCTCAATCTGGAACACATCGCTTTTCGTTTGTGGTTCGCGGTACTGGTCTATTGGCTGAACCTCATCGGCACCGGACATACCTTCCCATATAATCGTTCTGCCAAGTCCGGGCTCAACCCTTGTCGGCCCTTTTTGGATCTTGGCGACCATGGCGTATTTATAATTCCATACTTTTGCCACCGTGAAAGACTGACCTTTCTTGGCGGAATCATAAACACTGCCACCAACAATCAGCTCTGTGAGGCCGAATATGGTTGATAAATTCGCCTCTATCATCGCCTGTGTTACGGCTGTTGCACCCGGAAATCGTGCAAGTATGGCCGTGTTTTTGCAAAGGTTATTAAAGGCTGCCTTACCGATAATAAGGGTATCGGGGCTTGTTCCAGTACCATCTTCGACTTTTGTAATCGCTGCGGCGACCTGACCGATAGCGTCACTCCCTACCGTACTCCACGGGGCTGCCTTATTATCGGTATAAAGGTCTGTTCCCGTCCATGTTGTAGTATTGAACACGGCCGCTGCAGTCTCGATTTCTAATTCGTTGTAAAATTTCTTTTTCAGGACTTGTGCCGTCTCAATCTCAGCATCGTAGTCATTTTTGTAATTTTCACGGTCCTGGTCGGTAAGCTGTGCTTCCAGCCCGTGCCCCTTACAGGCATAAGCCAAATCTTCGGCAATGAGTGTGATGCGGTTGAACGCCGCCCCGTTTGCCCTTCTGGCATCGGCACGTTTTAGATTCTCGCGGGTAATTACGCTCATCGTGGCGGCCTTTTTGGCCACTCCTGCAATAGGTAATACCCTCGTTGCAATAAAGCCCGCCAGTAAAGGGTCATATTCGTGGAATGCCACTCCGAGGTCCTCTCTCGGTACGGCGTATGTTTCATGCTGTATAGGCATTTCAATTCTCCTTTCGTAAATTTCTTTTCATACGGGCACAAAAAAACGGCTGTTAGAAGGTTAGGCTCCTAACAGCCGTTAATTTATCTATTCGCTGCCTTTGGGTGTACGGCCCGCCGGCAGACCCGCTATTAACTTTTTAATTTTTCTGCTTTTAGCCCTTAATGTCTAAAAGCATCTCAATCTTTTCGATTACCGCCGTGACATTCGGATCGGAAGTGGAGGTATCTGTACCTGCCACATACAGGATGACTCTCAGCAGATCCCCTGGCACACAATCATCCGGTATAATTGTGAAATCGATGTCTGCAGCTACTGCACTATTGATTGATTGTGCAGCCGTATCACAGATATCAACGGTCGGGGCCGCCTGGCGATAGACAGCTGCATCCAGCGTGCAGGCGCCATCAGCGATGACCTTCATCAATGCTGTTGCCCGGAGGGTAATTGTCTCGCCTGCGACATATTCCGGTGGCAGTTCAAACACAAACGATGTGTTTTTAGCTTCCGTTGTTTCGCCGAAGTCTGCTCCTTCGACCTGCGGGGCCGCTGAGCCGGCTGTGCCTGTAATAAGACCCAAATCATCGGTGCCCGCCGCTGCCGGTATATTCACCGCCAGATTGTCCCATGTCCGTAAATCAGTCAGTGGCACTGGATAGACGGCCGCATCATCCTGCGACATTGCTGCACGCAAGGTTGTTATGGCCGCGGCTCCGCCATCAAGAATAGCTTCGACCTCATCTCCATCTCCGGTTGTTGCTGCCTCTAATGCCGTGCCGATTGCCGTGCCAGATGCCGAATCGGACACCTTGCCACTATCTGCCGCATAAAGAATAGCCCCGACAGCAAATGTATCCGCCGCTACCACAATTAAAGTCTTTGCCACTCCCTTCAGCTCACAAGCTACCATTTCTCCCTGTGCCACCTTTTGAAGGGTTATTCCTAAATAACCGATACTATCTGCCTGGTCTGCATATTCCACCCTGTCTCCATATCCGCTCGATAATTTGACTCTTCTGAATGCCTCAAGTGCTTCTGAGGCATAAAATGATTTAGGTGATACTGTTGGCATTTTTATTACTCCTTTCAGTAAGTTATTTGTTCATTGTCCTTTGTTTGTCGATGCCTGCCGAAGCCTCGGCGAAGGTGGGAACCATAAACTATGAACTATGAACTCTTTTTTATGCCACTTTCTGCTGCCGGGCATTTTTTATGTATTCTTCATAAAGTTCCGGACTTTCCTTTTGGGTTCTTTTCATCGCATCCGTTATCGAGCACTTATCATCTTTCGCCCGCTGCCTTGCCATCTCCATAAATCCGCTTTGCTGGCTTCCGCCTTCTGCGGTGTTGTGAATCGGATCTGCACCGCTCGGGTTAGCGTTAACCTTGTCCTGTAGTTTTTTCTTTTCCGTTTCGGATTCGGCGAGCCGTTTTGTAAGCACATCACAGAATTCGACCTTTGCCTTTTCAACAGAATTGCCCTTTTTGAACTGGTCCATTATAAACTGCAGTTCATTCGGGAAGGCAGCCTCAAGGTCTTTAAGCCGGGTTTTCTCATCAGCCCCTGCCTGGCTGCGTGCCGTTTCCAGCTCTGCCTGCCTCTCGGCAAGGCCGAGGGCCTGCTTTTGTGCCTCAGCAGCATCTGCTGCGGCCTTAATTTCCTCGTCAGTCATATTATTCTCCTTCATATTAGCATTACTGTTTTTTGCTGATTTTATTACGCTATCGATAAGCCCGTTATTTTTCGCATCCGCCGCCAGAAACACCCGGCCATCCGCCAGTGTGCGGACCGCTTCGATGCTCATATTTCTGCCCGAGCTTACCGCTTTAATGAAGTTTTCAGCCATCCCGTTTACCACATCCTGCACTGCGGCAATCTGCTCATCTGTTATCGGGGCCGCGATTACTCCCATCCCTTTATGCTCACCGCTGCGTATGACAATAGTTTTAATTCCCGCCATCTCCGCCGCCTTCGAATAATCGTCATAGACCGTAAATACCCCTATCGCCCCGACCTCGGCATTAAGATTGGCGGTGATTGATTTTGCCTGAGATGCAAGGTAATACGCCCCTGATGCCCCGAGGTCCTCTATCTCTGCCATGACTGGTTTGACCTTTCCTGCCGCAGCGATTGCATCTGCTGTTTCCGATGTTCCCGCAACCGTCCCCCCCGGCGAATCAATATGCAGCAGTATCGACTGCACTTCCATTTTGCCGATGGCATCCGCCAATTGCCGTCTGATTTGATTGTAATCGGTCGTTTCAATTCCGAACCACGCCAGCCAGCTCGGCGGGTTCTTCATCAATATCCCGTGTATATTTATTATGGCGGTATTGTCATTTATCTGCATCTCCGCGTTGTTCTCCTGGTTTTCTATCTTCATCAGGGACGCCAATACATCGGCATCTATATTGAACAGCTTTGCCACAAGGGCCGCCATTGCCCGCTGCTCCATCATCCAGATTTCTTTTTGGATTTGTGAGATAATCGGGTTAATCATATTTTCTCCCTGAAATCCTCATAGAGCTGCGGATTTTGCCTTCTGACTTTTTTTAGTGCCTCTGTAACTGTAGTTCCTTCCTTTTGAGCCAATTGTTTCGCCGCTGAAATAAATCCTCTCGAATTTTGCCCCGGCCCCGGCCGTTCTTTTCTCCGCATTTGTCCTCCGCATTCGGGGCATTTCAGGTCATTGCAATGTTTTTCGCTGTCCATTTCGTAGCCACACTCGATACATTCGCAATGATAGGTAATCTCAGCTTTCTTTTGTGACATTCGTCAATCCTCTTTTTCTTCATTCTCATCTTTTGTTTGTTTGGTTTTGTCTTTTTCCGTAACTAAGTTTATCTTATTGTTCGGCGGCTCGAGTCCGGCGAATATCTGCCACGGCACTTCCTGTCCTGTTTCATTTTTGATGCGCTGTACTCTTTCAATTGCATCCTTAATTTCTGCTTCACGGGCCTCAACTACATCTTCCCGCTCGGTTTTTAATGCCTTACAAACATTCTGATGCGTCGTAAATCCTCTGTCCACCTTGGCTCCATACGCCTGTGCCTCCTTGAGTTGGTCTATCCATGGGAAGATCGGCTTTATAAAATCAAATTTAATTATCTCATTTTTTGAAAGTTTTAACTTTTTCTCACTGAGCCATTGGTTCAATTTCCATTCCACTAATGGCCTGTAATAGTAATCCTCGAGCATGTCCTGATAATCGAGGAACATCTCGTATGCCTGCTCTAATACCGCCCGTGACTGTGAGTAATTCGATTTTGTCCAGTCGAGTAAGATAATTTCAAGTGGCAGGCCCAGCGGTAGTCCCAGCAGCCGCAGGAATGTCCGCAGGGATTCGCTGAAATTCTTGCCGGGTATATTGCGTTCTATGCCTTTTATTTCATCATTCGGGTCGCCGCTGACTATTATGGCATAACCCATTTCCGTTATCCTTGTGGTTATACTGCCTGCCGCCGCGGTGCCGGTCTTATTAGGGTCGGCCTTACTAAAATTATATGCCCCTCCTGCCCCTTCTTTGCGGTTATTTATAATCGCAAAGCGGGCCAGAAGCTGCCAGGCAATCGCCTCCGAATCGCAGACATCGTTTATTCGATGCAGCATGGGAAAGGCCGACTGGCACGGTGGCACTCCGCGAATCGAGCTTGCCCGCTCAGGATTTGTTATAAAAAGCACATCCTTCGGCTTATAACTTTTGGAATGACGTGTGTCCGCCATCCCGTTTTTATTATAAGGGCATATCCAGAATTTCGTCGGCCGGCCAACATTATTTTTTTCGATTCCATCGGCATTTGATTTGCTCGCTATCTGCTCTGCCTCGATTAGCTGGATAAGCCCTCCTTTAACCAGGATTGCTGCCGTATCACCGGCGGTCAATATCTCTCTTAAAACCATCCTGTCCGTTTTTTTGCCGGTAAGCAGGTGCCGAATTTCGGGCCAGCGATGATGTTGTTTCCATAATTGCTCTGCGTCGGTATTAAACGTTTTGTTCTTTGTTCTTATTTGCAGGGTGAAACCATCACCGACAATATAGCTTACCGATTTTTCAATCATCCCCTTATAAATGGCATTATTGCGCATAAAGTCGCGTGACTGATTGATGAGTTTTGTTCGGTGGTATTTTTCGTGCCGTTCACCTGATGCCGCCGAATAGCTCCTTCCCTCTCTTGAAGCCACGGTTGCCGACCTGTATCCGAACATGCCGTAATAGCCAGGCCTGCCTTCGATAACAATTTCCCTTTTTCGGGTGGGGTTCTGGCCGACCAGCAATTTGCTTTTACCCGCAGATTTTGTGCCGGCCTTTTTCACGTCAGCATCCTCCCCTGTACGAATGGTGCTCGATTAACAGAATTCCCGTGCAGTGAAATATAGCCGGAGAGTTTCTCTTCCAATCGTTGTAATGATTCGTAATCCAGTGAGCGGTCATTCCTGGTAAATCTCGTGGGCCTGTTAGCTAAAAGCCATCTTACCGCCTCGAGCGACAGCACCGCCTTTGCCGGATTGCCTTCCCAGCTAAGATTATCGTTATATTGTGCTATTGCATCGGTCCGTGTAGATGAGCTTGTCAACGACATATTTTCCTCAAAATAAGAAGCGGCTGGTGGAAGGTTGGGCTCCCAACAGCCGCTTCAATTTCTGTTTTCAGCCGGTTAAGTGATCAGCTTAACCGAATTGATATTTACTTTTCAATTTTATTATAGCACAACATCCAGCGTGTCAACCCCGAAAAATCACAAAATATGGTGGATTTATGAAAATTCTTACCAAACTTGGTAACTTTTTTCGTTTTGGCGTGTTTTTAACCGCGGATTAACGCAGATTAACGCGGATTTATTTGCCGAAGAAGGAACATATTTTATCAAGACAACGCCGAATTATTTCTGATGCAGGAGAAAAAGCTTTTATCATTTCATTGCGTAAATGCTTTATTGCAACGGCTAATTTTGCGCGCGCATATATAGCTTTGTTCTTAAATCTGTTTTTTAATTCTTCATCAGATATGCCCTTTGTGATAGTGCTATCTTTATCTAAAATCCTCCGAAGTAAAGCTACTGCTTCTTTGTCTATATTCACCATCTTCAACCTTTCAGCAAATCTGCTTCTAATATACAGATTCTACCTCTTTTTGCCTTTATTCACTAATACTTTGTCCTGATTTTTCTTATCCCTTCTTTTTTAATCTCCTGTTTTGGCCTTGGCTTAATCATCGCCGGGTCCCGCAGCATCGTGGCCCCTGCTATCTCAGCTGCGAACATCGCATATATTGCACAGTCCCACAGGTGATTGGCCGCCTTTTCCGTCTTGGGCACCCATTTATTTTTCGGTTTTTTACTATTCTTCGGGTAAACGATGCGTCTCTCTTCCGATGTTAAATGCTTGATGACCTCTTCACTGGTTTCTTTATGCAGGTGAAAATATCCCGGTCCCGGCTTTTTAGATTCGAAGAGCAGGTAATACAATCTGTCTTTCAGATTATTTACATTCAAGTCATATCGTTTAAGGCCCCGCTCATCCGCCACCCTATAAACCCTTGCCTTGACCGAATCATCTCCGCCGACGGGAATAATCGGCAGCTCCGTACACTGCCTGCAAAAGTCCATCACCGTTTCTTTGCGGTAATTATAGTCGATACCGATTTTACTCAATCTTCCCATCACTTCCGACTTGTCTTTTACCGGCCAGGTAGCATTAAGATAATGCCGCAGTATTTCATAATTGCCCAGTTCGAGTGTATCGCCGGTATCAATCCGTGCCTCATAGATGGTCCATACTTCCGACAAATATCCCCATCCGAGGACCATAAGCCAGAAGTGGTCCATTTGTACATCGACTCCCGCCGTCAGCATCTGCACACCTTCCGGTATTACTTCCGGCTCATAGCTGCCTATGTGTGCAATGACTATCTTCTCATCGGTGACCTTTTCTCTTTCCTCCCACGAGTCTCCGCAGCGTGAATTGATGAAATTTTGTTTCGGCCTTTTATATCCCGCCTTCCATGCAATGTCCGCCCGTGCCCATTCATAAGCCAGTTGGTTGGCCGTAATGAACCCTGGGTAGACAAGAAAAGATGAAATATGATAACCTTTTCTCGGGTTGCTGAATACCTTGCCTATGATTCGGCCATCACTATCAACCTTGCAATCTCGCGGTGCCCACTTACCTGCTTCTACCCCTTCCCATCTCTGTTTTTCAGTCAGTCTTTTCCCGCATTCGGGGCATGTCCAGTGTGCACAATCGCCATACAGGTAATCTTTCGGGCTTAATAGGTTGCGTGCGGAATCTTTTTCCAGTTTGACATAGGCAGGCTCCCATCGGTGAATATACCTTTGTTTACAATGGACGCATTGCACCCAATATTCCCGCTGGTCGGTATCACTGTATTCCACATCATGTGCATCACCGGTAAGAACGGGTGTCGATGGCGCATATAGTTTTGATGTTGTGGAATAGGTAGTTAATCTATCACGTGCCAGGTCCACAGCGCCCGCCTCACCGCCCGTTTCTTCTTTGTATTTGGCCGCTTCATCGAGCATCATCTTTTGCAATGATACTGAAGCCATTGCCGATGCGCTCCCCGCCCACATAATATACAAAAACATATTATCGAGTTCTGTCTCCTGCCCTATTCGTAAATTATTAATATCATTGCCTGACAGATGTTTTAATAATGTCGGCGTTGACTGAAACATCGGCCTGATTCGCGTCCTCATCATTTTTTTAACGTCATTTTCCGTGGGCATGACGATTGCCATCGGCGCCGGGTCCTCATCGATGGTCTGGCCCAGCCAGTTTTCTCCTATGGCCGTTCCTGCGGATTGTGCGGATTTTTTGACCCAGACTTCCCGTGTCATCACATCGGACAGTGCATTCATAATCTCGGCCGCGTAGGGTGCCAGTTCATTCCGCCAGGGCCCGGAAATTTTCGACGTCTTTTTCGGCAGGATTCGTTTCTGCTCCGCCCATTCCGAAACAGAAAGCTTCGTGCGAGGGCTAAGGACTTCCAGCTCTTCCGGCTGCAACGGTAACGGTTTCGGCAACTTAGTCGTTAGTCGCTGGTCATTAGTCGTTAGTTTATGGTTCATTGCTTTTAACCATGGATTTACCTGTTAATTGTTTAGGCTCAATCACTTTACTTTCCACTTTTTTGCGTAGTCGAATTGGATCAATCCCTATCTTTTGCCATCTAACTGATTCATCAGGAATTAGTCCATTATCCGTACAAATTCTTTTATAAATCACTTTGTGACATTGTTTTATTAAAGGACTCATTTCCATTTTTCAAATCCTTTCTCTGTGCTCTCTGTGGAACCTCAAAGTTTTTTAAGTTTATATTCCAATCTTTGGACCTTCATCTTAAATAATCTCTTAAAAAATTCCTTTATTTCCCAGCACCACCAGCTATACCACCAGCTTATCCCTGTCGCTTTTCTCAAATCCGTATGTAACATCCGACAGAATTTTTTAAAGTTTGGCGTTTTACCCGCCTTAATCAGAATTTTAATCCTATCTCGCGGCGTTTTTCAAATCCTTTCTCTGTATTCTCTGTGCTCTCTGTGGCTAAATCTTTTAATACTTCGTAGTTTTTTGCTTCACGATTCATTGCATTAATCGCCATGAATGTTAATAATATCTTTCCCTCCACCATCAATCTATTGAAATCACGGCATTTTCGCCCATCGCATTCAGCTTGTGATTGAATTTGATAGCCTTTGCTTTGAAATATCTTTGTTGTCTTTCTGCTCTTGTTCGATTTTTCATTGTTCGCTCTTCATTAACGACTATTCACTAACGACTAATCCGCTCAGTAATTCGGAAAACTGTTGAGCGGCGTTTGGCGGCAAACACAATGCCTCCGGCACCTGGCATTGTCTCTTTAGTACCTCATTGAAGAACGAGCTTAGTATCTCTGTTATTTTTGCCTGTGGCTGGCCGTTGCAGAGCAAGGCGAGGTCTTCCGCCTTATGGCTGAACGAATTGAGCAGGTTCTGATGGCGGGCGAGCATACCCGCCATGACCTCAGTGCGCTCTAAGAGCTGGTTTCTCTGCCGGGCCAAATCAATCTCTAACCTATCGGCCTTCATTTTCGCTAAGGGATTAATCGAGGCCACCACCTGTGCCGGCAGCTTTTCGATTGTATATTTCTCGAACCAGTGAATAAACGCGGACAGATTAAAAGTCTTATCGGCATTTCGGGGCAGTCCTTTTCTCAACCAGTCATAAATACATCTTCTTGTTTTGCCCGTGATTTCGACGAGCTGATTGAATGTAATATTTCGGTAATCTTTTTGTGTTTGTATGGGCCCGGCGAATTTGCTTTTAAGTACCGCCTCGACCCGTTCTGTTATCGCATCCGTCCAGGCCGCCTTGATTCGCGGATACTTCTTGAACAGGTCGGAAAGATGTGTATCAATTTCCGCATCAGCCGCCGCCAGTTTTACGATTTCTTCGGTAAGCTCCCTGAATTGTTCCTTACCTGCCCCCGAAAGCTTCAATTCCAACTTCTGACTTCCAATTTCTGACTTTTGACTTTTTAAAAATCTGCCCGTTGTTTTATCTCGCTTTGGAGCTATTTTTTTAACTTTTTTTTTAGCCACGGATTTCACAGAGTTTTATTGTCTCCTATTTTAGATTGATGTGTTATCCAGCTAACCGGATAAAATTTAATTTCTTTATCCCATTGTATACCTTTTTCATCCGCTATCCTTGTAAAACAGGCAAGGCATATTAATTTCCTTGTTCCGCCATAGTTTTAACAACAGCGGATCTGTGTTAATCCGTGGTTAAACCTAAAAAAACAATCCATAATATTTATCAAGCCACTTTTTCAATTTGATTATATCTTCCTGCGGCAGCATTATTGCCGCATCATCTTCTGCCGGATGGCTCAGCCGGACTAAAAGGCCGTCTTTTTGCAGGTGAATCAGCTGCAGCTTATAGCCGTTCTCAACCGTAAATACTTCGGGGACGATATTTGTTTGTTCATCGTTCATTGCTTATGCAAACAAATTTCCTTTTATCAGGGCGTTCACTAGCAAAACTTCTATTACTTTTGTCTTATTGTTTTTATTTCTCATCCCCTGATTAACCAGTGACTTTGTAACGGTAATCTCGTGGCGATGCCAGCCCGGGTATAGCTCAGCCAGTTTCGGGTGCTTGTAATAGCTGACGACGATTCGCGTATGCGCAAACCTCTGCAGCAGCGCCGCCAACCGCTCGTGGTCTTTGTTCTCGAAATCATGGATATATTTCGCCCCTTTTGTTATATATGGCGGGTCGATATAAATCGCTGTCCCCGCCTTATCATCAATCCGCTCTAATAGTTCGAACGCATTCCGCTGCAGGATAGTCACATTGGTCAATCTCCGCCGCCAGGCAGGTATGGATGCAATCGCTGACTGGACTCGTTTGGCAGTATGGCCACTGTTGGCCGTATAACGAACACAGAACCCCTGATTATAGCTCGGAGTACCTCCTACGCCGTTTCTGCCAAGCCAGGAGCATAAGAAGTAATCATAAGCCCTGTCTAAATCGGGCGCCGATTCCGGTGCATGATATCCCCGGCCTTTATACCGCTCTGCAGCTTCGCGAAAGAGTTGCTCGTGCATCAGCGTGCGGCGGAGCCGGCGATACAATTGAGGTCCGAGATTAATGTCTTGAATCACCTTTGCGAGGTTAATTAGGTCCGCGTGGAGGTCATTTACAGTTTCCATTACGCAGGGCAGCTTTGCCATAAGAACCGCCATCGAGCCGCAGAACGGCTCCCAATAGACCCGGTGTTTGCCGAGCAGCTCAACAATTCGCGGCGCCAGATTCCTCTTTCCGCCGAACCATGGTGCTATCGCCTTGATTTTCATTTCACTCTTCACAGTTCCAGTATCTCACTATTCAATCTTATAGTTCCATTGCCTCTTACGAGCAGACTGAGCGAATTAAGCTGGCTGATAGCGTTCTTAAACCCCCCTGATACTTTATAATCAGTATTTTCTGCGAGCTCTTCTTTTGAAAATTCATCATTCGGATTTTGCATCAGGAATTGATAAATCACACTTGCGCATAGAGGTAATTTCTGTGCCCAGTTTTCGATAGTAAATGTCTCATGCAGGTTTATATCATCGCCTAATAATTCTATAGTCTCGGATTGAGCTTGCGGATTGAATATAATCTCTTTACCCCTTCTTATGATAAGCCCTGCCGCATTCAGTTTGCTTATAGCATTTTTGAACCCACCTGATTTGTTGGAATAGCCAGTGAATACTCCGACCAATGTTATCTTGAATCCCCGCTGCGGATTATTATAGAGCAGTGATAGTATCGAGCGTGCGCAGCGGCCAAGGGGTTTATCGCCTTCTATTGCCGCCGGAGGTCTTATCCGTGCCCTTTGAGTGGTTTGGGATGGTCTATTGGGTGTTCGCTGCTTTATGCCTGCAGAGACGCCCGTAATGAGGTCTTTAGAGGGCTGTTTTATCTCGAATGGATTCGACCGGCTCACCACAGGTTTGCTGTCAATCATTATTCCTTCGGTCTCTGCTAATTGGCCGATTTGATTAAGCTTTCGCATCAGTAATTGACTGGTTTTTTCTATCGTTTTTAATCGTGTTTTATATTGTGTTTCCGCCTCGGCGAATCCCTTCTTTCCCGCTGCCTCGATTTGCTTTTCACTTGCCCCAGAATGTTGCTGTCGGGGATCTGCTCTGCCAGTTGATAATTTCTTCAGCTCCCTCTGTAGCTCCCTGTTTTGTTTTTTAAGCTCTTCGAGCGTTCTGACCTGCGATTGTGCCTCTTTAGGCAGGTCGTTGAGTTTCGAAAGCATTGCCTTTATCTTTGCCGTCGGCGGCGTGATTTTGCCTTTAAGGTCTATGCCGACTTTAGAATGTGTCGTTTGTGTTTTTGCTACTTTGACTTTTTCTATACCATCGCTTTGAGGGTCAAAAAAGTAAAACGTGCCCGGGGTCAGTGTCCGCAACGATTTTTTATCAGCTTTCGAGGCGAACCCGAGTATTTCCGATGCCCTGTTCATATCAATATCGAGACTCGTTCTGCCGACCAGATAGTAATTTGCCTCGGCGACCGCATCCTTATGGAGTTTTGATATTCGTTGTGTGGAAAGGATTCCGCAGTAACCGCGTTTGCGGCCACGGGTCATAAGGTCTATTACCGCATGTGCCGAGGCCTGTTTTTCCTGCTGACCGCACAGGTTATGTGCCTCATCGACTATTACAAGGCAGGGTTTCCAGTATTTATGCGGCAGCTCTATCAGGGCATCGAGGAATTTCTTGACGTATAGAATCCTGTCGTGTAGTTTTAAATCTGAAATATCGATGATTGTCGAAACGCTAAGCTCCATCAATTTTCGCGGCAACAGCGGCGCAGCGCTTATATTTATGGGTACATCACCCGCCGGGCCGATTAGCAGAAAATCGAATTTTTCTCTAAGGGTCTTAAACTCGCCTTCGTAATCGAGGACTATCGACATTACATTTTTGCCGGCCTCTTCGAGTATTTTGCGGAGTGCATATGATTTCCCGCCGCCCGAATTGGCGCAGAGCAATGCCCTTGATGCTATTAGCTTCGGCAGCTCTATCTTTATTTTACTATCTTCGAATATCTTCATTTATTTTTGCCCTTTTGTGATTTCGCCGATGAGTCGACAGGCACATCCCAAACGAGGATTAAACACCCCATCACATTTATTTTTCCGGAGGTGCTCATTTATTATTTGTTCTATTGTCATCTTTTTTCCCTTTCAAATTAAGTTATTATTGCAGGGCAAGCCTTTCGGCTCACCCATCCATCCATCCATTTTCATCGCCCCATCCAAAGCGCTATTAACTTTTCAAAATCCTTAACTTCATTTTTGTTCGGCCAACAGACACAATACGAAATTTGCTGCCTCTAATTATCAGTTCCTCGCCTGCACAGAAAATTCCGAGGGTGTTTGAATCGTTTGTTTGAAATGGCCTTTTAAATATTTCTTCAGCCTTTTTCTTACTTATTGGAGCAAATTTTCCTAATATTTCTTCAGCCTTTTTCTTACTTATTGGAGCAAATTTTCCTAATCCCGTGTCCATAATCTTCACCTTTCAAATTAAAGTTAATATTTGCAGACATACAGCAACACCTGTTTGAGATTTTTGCCCTTTATAAACTACAAGTATTGGCTCCGGCACCGTTATTTCCCCCTCCTCTCTAGAAGTTTTGAGCACTCCGTCACCAATTTTTCAAGAAGTGTTAAAGTCGCCTTGGTGAACGTAGAGGATCTAGCTTTTGTTTGCAACCACCTTAAAAAATTCCTCACCTTATCTTCCGTCGATTTAATTGCTTTCTGTTCTTTTATTATGGCCTCAATTTGATCGATTTTGGCACCTTTTGATTTTGAAAGCAGCTCCCAAGTATATTTGTCTCTTACTGATCTAACCATTGGTTCAACTTGTTTAAAATTTTTGAAACGTTGTAGCGACATCATTTCAAAAAAGAGCCTTTTCACTTTTGGAAGTTCTTTCTTGGGATCAAGAGGATTACGTCCTTTCAAGGCTTTATTTCGGAACTCCCAAAAATAGAGGAATTGTTCCTGAACTATCTGTCTAAACTTGTCCTTCGCTGCCCGTGAAGCGGTACGAATGAATTCACTCGTCAACCTGATCGTTTCTATATATGCATCGACTTCACCTTTTTCTACTGCGTAAACATTTCGGATTTCTTCGTATACTTCACTTTTGTTTTTTCCTTCTTTAATACATGATTTATAAAAGTCATCTATGATTTTTGCTTTAACATCAAGGGGCCAAGGAACCTTATAATCTTCAACAAAATTGGCTTCGGCCAAAATTTTTTGTTTTGTTCGTTCGTTGATGTCTTTTGTTTTTATCGCCCATACAGGTATTTGTGACAAGACCTTAGGCTCTGGCTTCCCATGCTTTTTTGCTTCGTTTGCAATATAAGAACACGCAAAGTATCTCCTATTGCCATCTAAAAGCGTACCATCATCCAAAACAATCAGAGGGACACGTACACCATTCTTTTGTATGGAACCGGCTAGGCGAACAAGTTTAAGCTCGTCTCTCCCGACCAAGAAATCTGTAATTTCATCTAGTGTCAATTTGGAAATGGGCTTTCCTTCCTTGGACTCGAGAATGTCGAAGGCCAATTCTGTACGATGATTTTCAGGCCAGAATTTTATATCCCCAAAGCTTACTGGCCGAGGAAAAACATCTAGCCATTCGTTATGAAACAACTGCTTTTCTGATTTACCCGTAGTTTTAATTGCCATGTGATTTCCTCGTTAATAAGAAAAAAGAATTTCACACAATTAGTAGATGTTTTAGCATTTTGATTTTTGAATTTATTCCTCTGGGATTGAGCAGGGAATGCTCCCAGATATTCACAACTTTTATACCTTCCCTGCGTAATTTCTGTCTATTTTTTCTGTCGCGTTCTTTGTTTCTGAGTATCTTCGTTTTCCAAAATTTACTCCTTGTTTTTGGGTAATGCCCACATTTAGGACACCCATGCCAAAAGCAACCATCAACAAAAACGGCAAGACGCTTTTTGCGAAAAAAGAAATCTGGTTTGCCAGCTAAACCTTCGACATTGGTCTCCCATCCTTTAATTCCTGCCCGAACGAGCGCCATCCGAAAACAAAGCTCAGTGGTCCGATTGTTTTTGCCGCGAATGGCCGCCATCGTCTTCGAACGTACGGCAGGAACATTTTTGAATTTTCCGCCCTTGAGTGTCTTTCTAAGCTTCCTTTCCATTTAAGCAACACTTATTGCTTGATACTTCTTAAAGAAAGTCCTTTTGTTTGCACTACCATTTAACCATTTTGTGGCTTGTTCACTACTCTTGATTTTCCTCATTCTTGGCGGGTTAAGCACCGTCTTGGGCCTT